CTGCTTTGCGCCCGCCTTCAAACATGAGTTGTGCACGACGGATGCGGGTTGGGTCTTCAACGGCGATACGGGCGTATGAACCAAGAACTTCTGTCCATGCTGTACCAAATGGGACAACGATGCGTAAAACATCTTGAAGGTTGTTGCGCTCAGTTGCGTTAAACAATGTTTCTTTTGTTGACTTAAGTGCTACAGCCTTGGCGTAGTTGTCTAGTTCTTCAAGTGTGCCAGTTGCGTCAGAAGACGATGCTGCTATTTCTTTAAGTTTCTTAATGGTTTCTTTATCGCCAACATAGTTATCTGCCCTGATACCAAGTTCAGAAACCATCTCGTCAATGCGGTTAAGAAGTTTCTGTGCTTCGGCGGGTGCAAGTAGTTCAGCACTGCTTGCTACTTCACGATAGTAAAACTGGCGGAACACTGGAGAGCGTTCAAGTTTTTGTGTGACGGTTCCAAACAAGTCTTTAAAGATTTTATCTGTGAAATGGTTCTTAACATCAATTGCTTTTTTAGCAAGTGGGTCTGCACCCTGTGCGGTTCCACGCTCTGCTCGTTTAACAACTTCAGCAAGTTTTCCTTCAACACCTTTTTGGTCAATTAAAGTACGAAGACGGGACGAACCTAAACCGCTATCAAGAAATGCTGAACCAGGGTGTACTTCCTGGACAGTAAGCGCAGTGCCTTTCTTTGCAAGTACAACACCTTCCCTAGCACCGCCTTCAAGTTTAATAATAGAACCAATTTCTCCTTCGCCCAACAAGAAGTTATTTTTAGAGATGTCACGAATGTCTATTTGTTCGGGACGAATGGCAGTAAAAGTTCCATCAATGTCTGGCATTGTTAAAGGCACTCTGTTATGGGCTGCAACAATACGAAGTTCATTGTCTCCACGGACAACAGTATTTATTTTTGTTGATGAAAGTTTCTGTACCCATGCAGCCATAGTTTCATCGGTAATAGATTCAGCAGGAAACCTTACATAACCGTAATCACCAGTTTTAGGGTCAACTACTTTTATACCTTGACTAAAGTATTCAACAAGTTTCTTGCGTTCCTTGGCTGCACTTGGAGACTTAAGCCAGTCGGTTATTGCTAATAAAGAATCCGCTTCGGTTTCTCCAGAGGCAATGAGTTTAGAAATTTTGCTGTTAATGGGGTCGGTGTGAAGCAAGCGTAAGTTGTCTACATAGCCAGTTGTGTGCGCCATAGCGTCAGCGGAGCGACTTATTGCCGACCAGTTACCATTAAGAAGGTTTCTTTCTTGGGCTGCAATAGGGTCTTTAATGTGTTGGTGTATACCAAAAGTCATTGCGTCAGCGAATTCTTTTTGTTCCTGCAACCAGTCGTCTGCATTGATTTCAAAGTCCTTGCCAAGAACATCAGCAAATCCTTTACCACGCTTAATAGACCACATGATGTAGTCACGAGGATGGTTAAAGAAACCATCAAGACCTGTCATGGCGATACGCACTTGAGCGTCAGCCATGTTACGCATTAGATACCCACCAGTTGCAAGAGACAACGGTTTCCAAATATCGTTCTGAATGAATTCTGCAAGAGTTAAAAGCCCACGCTGGTCACCAGCCTTGTTTGCTGTAGCGAACTTCATTGAACCAGCAAGGCGACGAACCTGTCGGAAGTTAGGTAATACAAACATTTCGTCTGCTAATTCTTGCAGAGCACCTGGACCTTGGAATACCAAATTGTCCCACTGGTCGGAACCGAATTCTGAAAGAACACTGTCTGGGATATCTTTGCGCATCATTTGGAAAGCACCGCCGTCAGTAACAACACCTGCTTCATCAATGGTGTATGTGCGTGCTTTAGTTAATTCTGCTTTTGATTCTTCAATTATCTTTGCAAGAACAGTTTTTGCATCTTCGCTTCTTCCCCCAGCAGATTTAAATACTGTGTCAAACGCCAAACTAAAAGCGTCATGTACTTGGTCACGGGCAAGAGACGGGTTGGTTTGTGAGTACGCCTTAACAACTTGATTCATAACATTGTCGTATTGTTCGGTGTTCTGTTTTATACCAGCACCAATCAAGTAATTAGAATATGTGCGAATTGATGTTGAACGGTCAATGCCTGTACCGCCAACAACTACTGTTGATTTAGGGATTGAAGTGAACCATCTGCTGTTGCGGATACTGCGGTATAGAGGAACTCGTTCTGTAAGGTCATCAATAGTAGAACCAAGTTCGTTAGTGGCACCAAACTTTTTAGCGATGTCACCAACGGTAGCCTTGGCAAGACTGAAGTCACGGATATCTTTTGGAATCATTAATTCTTCAGGGTTAATTTTCAGTCTTGCTGATGCTTCACCGAGTAAACCTTTTACCTTGTCAACACTGTCAGCCTGTGCAAATTTTTGTGCTATCTCAGGGCTGATGTTGTCACCAAATTCTGTGAGGATGTTCAATGTTTTAAGGTTGATATCCTTTGTTGTATCAGCGCCGATAGCAGCAAGACGCTCTGTAAGGCGTACTGCTCGTGGGTCTTGTGTAATGAATTGACCAAACTTAGAACCATCAAACGCTGCTGTCTCTGCTTTTGTTAAACCAGCCGCACCTTGATAAGCCAACTTGCTCGCTGCCGACAATGCTTCTTCTCCAGCAAGAGCAGGGATAAGAGCCTTCTTTGTTTTTGCTGCCTTAAGTAAAGGACCACCATATGTTGTTGGGTCTGTACCAATGTTAAATGCTGCATCAACAAAACCAGATAGCAAACTGTATGGTTTAGAACCTGGTTTAAATGCCATTTGTGCAGCACCACGACCAACAGTCCAAGCATGACCGTTGATTGTCCCACGAAACTCACGGGCTTTTTGAGCCTGGTTCTTCATTGCGTCTTCGCCTATAAGGAAACCATTACCATTATCAATTGGTTTTTTAGTAATGGTTCCATCTGGATTAGTGACATCCATGGTTGCACCTTGAGATGCAGCAAGCATTGTTCCTAATTGGGTAGACCTAAAGAATCCATCCATACCAGCAGGGTCATTAGGAGAGAACGCTTCGGCAGCAAGGTTTTGTGCTACATCAGGTACAGCCTGCAACGCAGCAAATGACCAGCGTGAAACTGTTTTAAAGTTGTCCATAACATTGGACTGAAACCAAGATTTGTTTTTCTTTTTATTCGGGTCATTTGTAGTCAATGATTGTTTAGCGGCAGCAGGTGTAATAGCAGAAATGGCTGCGTCAGATGTTCCCTGTTTAGCCATAGCAAGAATAATGTTTGCTGGTATATACGGAGACTTCTTATATATCTCAGCAATGCGTTTAGCGACTACAGGGTCAGCAGATGTAGCAGTTTGTGATACTTGGTCTTTATTGAATACTGAGTTGGCTACTAATTGTTCTTCGTAAAGTGGGTCAAAAGGCGACAATGCCATGTTTAGTATCCCTCTCGCACATACGAATCAAGCATGTCTGCGAGGTCATCAGATGGGAAAGCCTGGTATAAACCACGCAGTTCATTCAATACAGGGTCGGCAGCAACAGGAACAACAAACTCTTTGCCAGGTGTAGGACCTGGACCGAAAGATGCACCCGCAGTTACAGGTTCGTTAGGTCGTTCTGTTGGACGGCTGAACGCACCAAGCCCACCAGGTTGTACGGCTGGTGCTTGAGGTGCTGCTGGCATTGCTGCTGATGGTGATGGAGCCATAGGGACTGCTGCTTGTGATGCAAGTTGTGCACCTGCTTGTCCGTATGGTTGTCCTTTTGCTGCGGTCTTAGCAATTTTTTTTGCTGGGTTACGCAGGTCTGACCTGTTTGGATATTCTTTTGCCATAGTTGGTTACCCTCCTAAACTATTAGCGAGACTTAAGACACCGCCAGGGCTGGATGGTTGTGCTGCCGATGCTGCACCTCCGCCAAGTTGTGCAAGCATAGCGTCCATACCTTCAGGTGGTGGACCCATTGGCTGTTGTTCCATACCCATACCTGGTGCTGATAAACCTGGCATTGTTTCTGGTGCGCCAACTGGTGCTTGTGCAGCCTGTCGTTCTTGTGCTCGTTTTTGTGCAGCCATGATTGCTTGCGAAAGGCTCATCTTATTTGACTGTACCTGTGTAGCAATGTATGCAAGGTCATCTGGTTGGTATGGACCGTTAGGGTCTGCTGCTTGTGTCTGAATAGAAGACAACAATGCTGCTTCAATACCTTCAGCAACGAGACGGTCCTTTTCTAGTTCTGGGTCTGAGATAAGAGGGTCTGCTTCACGGGCTGATTCTTTAGACATAAGCCCTGTACCAAGACGCTGACCAAGACCAACAATAAGGTTGTTAACATCTGAACCAGCGGCAGAGTATGCAACATAATGGAAGTCTGTTTCCCATAGTTTGTTTGGTGTGTAATCTTTGATTCCGCCACCCATACCTGGCATGAAGAATGACTTAGCGTTAGCACCCCAATAGGCTTTTTCAATAGCAATGGCTATCTTGTCTTCTTCAATCATGGATGATGCAAAGATTTCTTGTGCTTCTTGTACTCGGAAGTCTACGGTTGCTGCCAATACACTGTCACCACGGCGACCTGTGCGGATGTTTGTTCCTGATTCTCCACCGAACTCTGCGGGGATTGCACCTTCAAGACGCTCTTGACGCTCTAAACGGTCTAGTGCAGTGTCTGTTTTGTACCCAGGATTGGACTGTTGCAACTGGATATCTCCACCTTTAACCACACCCAACTGCCCTGTTTTGCCGTCAGCGATTTGGATAATCTCTGGGTTTTCGCCTGGTCGTGCTACAAGGTATTCATCTGGGAAGATGCCACGCTCAATAGCGATTTCAGTAAGTGCTTGCAAACGGGCACGGGTGTAGTACATACCAAGTAGACCATCAAACTGTCCGTGTGGTTTGTCAAGGGTGATTCGTTGCGGAACAATAACGAGTGGCATCCCTGTGCGGTTGCTCACACGGGATAGTTCTACCGACGGGGAACCAAAGTATGCGCTACCACTGATAGGGTCACGCTCTTTTTCGTAGCCCATAACAAGGGTAACTACTTCAGTTTCGCATACATATTCCAACACGGTGAACATATCGTCTGGTTGTGGTTGCCCTACACGCAGTGTGCCGTTAATCATTGGACCAAAGTTTTGGGTTAGCCATGCGTATGTACGGCTATAAGAGAAAATAACATTGTCTGGGACTGGGTTGTCAATGTCTGCAACGGGTGCAGGGAAGGTATCTAGTGGGTTGCGTAACTGCCATTCAGGGATTCGCTTATCAAAGTTGGGTTTGATGTAGATAGGTGAGTTGCTGTATGCAAGTAAGTGGCGTGCACGGCGACGCATTTTCATGTTCATGCGGTTCTGGTCCCAGATGGAAAGCATTGCACGCTTACGGTCACGGGCTAACTGCATTGAACGGTCTGAACCTTCACGCAAAGCAGGGAAGTAAGGCACTGGCATGGTGCTTGATACACGCATAGACATCTGGTCAAGACCCTGTACCAGTAGGTTTGCAACGGAAGATTTAGTGTTGCGGTCTAATTCGTTTAGTGGAACAACCACATCACCGTTTGCTAGTTGGCGTACCTGACGCATTTGGCTGAGAACAGGACCTTGGGCAGTAACACGCTGGCGGTAGAGGTCAACTATTTCTTCAACTGATTTCATGCGTGACCTTTAGTGTACTCAAACAATGCAACGATAACATATTAGCCTTACTTAAGCCAGGATGGTCGCCATTGGCGGGGTGGTGGTTTGGATTCGGTGAGGTTCGGCAAGTTAAGTAGAGCCATCCATAGTGCCATAACAATGTCGGTGCCATGTTTCTTATCTCGTGACCATTTAGTTAACTCGTCTGTAGCGGCAAGGGTCTTCCAGTTGCCTTTCATGGACGGTAGGCGTAGTGCGCCTGACCTGATAACTGCTGGTAGTAGTGCTTCCACACCTAGTGATTCGTCTAGTTTGTTTCGGCTTGTGGTATGTGGTATCACATTGACTCGGTGAAGGGCTTGCCATTTGCGTACAAAGTCGTGCGCTAGAAGGAACCGTTGGGCTGCGTTAATTTCAACCACCCAGTGTGAGATGGGGTAGCCCATTTGGTATGAGCGTTCCTGCATCCTGTCCATTAGCCCTGAGTATTCACCAGTCATGGTGTCATAACCAAGGACTTCTTCAGCAGATAGTTTGACTCGTTCAATATCTACAACATGGTAAAGATTTGTATTTGGCTGGTAAATAATCCAGACAAACGCCCAAAACATAGTAGGTGAGGGGTCTACCGCCACGATAGATACCCACGGGTGGGCTAAACCTTCAGGAATGTACCCTGGTTGGCGGTCACCATCTACACATCCTGGGTAGTCCACCCCATCTAGCCCTATGCCACCTGTTATCCAGGTGCGTTGTACCAGTTTAGAGTCCAAGTCCAGGTCTTCTTGTTGATATACAACTTTAAACACATCTGGTTTGTTGTATCTAATGAAAGATAGGTCTTTCCATGGGAGACGCTTGGGGTCTAGTAGCGGTCCGTCTGGATACGGTAAAGATTTGAAAGAACGAGATTCTTTACCCGTGTCAAGTTCTTCATAATACGCTTGATAGACAATATGCCTGTACTTTTTTTGCCGTACTGGTACACCTTCAGATACATCTTCAGGGGTATGGACATCTGCCCCATCGTAATTGATATCTTCTTCAATGTCGTATGTTTCTTTGGCGAGACAATGAGCGTAAAGGTCCCCCGAACCGAGTCTTTGCCCGACAACAGCCAGCAGCCCGCCTGGGTCGCAACGGGCTTCTGCCACTCCGTCCCATCTTTCCAAAAGTTTGTCCCTAGCCACGCTTTCTCTCGCATTGTCAGGTGAGGCAACATCGTCAAAGAGGCATAGGTCGGCTCGGTGCCCAATGAACTCTGCTTCAATTCCGTATGCACGGACAGTTGGCTCTTTGTTGTCCAAACCATTTCCGTCAAGTTGCTCCACGACGAACTCGTCGGCACGCCAAAGCGCCCCTTTGTCCACTGGTTTGAATCTTCCGTAGTCAATTGTTAAACATCCTTCTGCATCTATTGCTAATCCCTTTTGAACCATGCCTGGGTCTGGGAGAATTGGTGATACTCGTTCTAGGGTTTCACGGATACGGCGGGAATACATCTTCGCCATGTTTTGTGATACGGACCCAATCATGACTCGTACCCGTCGGTTGCGTACTATCGCCCACACAGCCACATCATGGAACAGGGTGGACTTGCCTGCTCCTGGTGGGACATTGATTACTACAAATTCTTTTTCTTCGGACTCCAACAGTTTTACAAGAGTTACAGCGGCTTCAACCTGCCACGGACTTGGCACTCGTCCTAGATAGCGGCGACGAAAGTAATCAAAATCTTCCAACCCCCGTAACGCTTCCTCGGAAAGCATGTCATGAGGGATAGCAGATGGCATATCAATGGCATCCATAAAGTTCATGTGTTGTAGTTCTTGGCGACCACCAGAACCAGCACCAGTTGCGGCTTTGTGAACAGCAGATTTGTGTCCTGCTTCTAGTTCTTTAGCCTTCTTAACCCATCTACTACCTGTGTTGTAGTGGATACCCGCCTCAGCGCAAGCGTCTTTAATGTTTCGTCCAGCGGAAATGAGAGCAAAGAATTTAACTTTGTCTTGTACTGGAACAATTCGTTTTGTTCCCATGTAGGTTTTATTCTACCACTTAACTTTGTCAGCCCAATACGCAGCAGACATTTTTCCTTTAGCAATGTTAGAAGCATGACGGTCTTTGAACGCTTTATTACGAGCAGACCCGTCAGGAGAACCAGACACACCCTGTTGTCCGAAACGAATTAGTTTCACTTCGCTACCGACTTTGGCTACAACCACATGGGATTTAGTTGGATGCTTAGGAGTTGCCTTTGGTTTATTAAACCCAGACACCCCAGCCCGTTCTAGTCGTGGGTCCTTCTTTGCTGCCATTACTTTTTCTTCTTAGGAGCCATCTTCATTTTTTTGCCTGTTTTCTTAGCCGCTACTTTAGCGTCTTTCATTCCAGCGTCTGTGTATGGGAACTTCTTTTTTCCTACCTGTGGCATGTTACTTTCCTTTTTTGTTTCGGGATGCAGCCATGTTATCAACAAGGTTCGGGTACGGACGACCCGCCTTCTTAGCCCGTGCTTTGGCTGCTGTCTTTTGAGCAGGAGAGAGAGGAGTAGATTTCTTTTTAGGGTTTTCTTTTTCCCAAACAGGTTTTGATTTCATGTTGGAAACATTAACACCACCTGCTATGCTTCGTCGCACAAGTTCATTTCTCGCATGGCTGTATACCGTTTGCATGGTACGGGGCGTTTCACACCAGGTAACTGGGGTAGATG